GGTGATTTGATTAGGAGGGATGGTTAATGATTACATTCAACAGTATTAACGATATACAAGTAGATAAAGAGCAGCAAAAGGAAGAAGGCATAAAGAAGTTAGAAATAATGTTAACGAAGGAAGGAGAGATTCGTTCGGTATCANTTGAACGTTATCCCTTCGCATGCGGTTGGGAAAACGTTGAGGAGGATTAATAATGAAGTAACCAATTGGATCATTAATACAATTGGTGTTAATGATGCTGCTATTATCCTTAACGTATCTTCTGGTCATGTAAAGAATTTGTGTGCAGAAGGAAAGATTGTAGCAAAGAAGATCGGTAAGACTTGGGTGATTGATAAATCAAAATTAAAAGGAGTGAGGTAATGAGTGAAGAGAACAAATTTGGTTGCCGTAATTGGGTAAGTCCTGAAGCAAATTTAGCATATGAAGAAAAGGTACCATCTAAAGATGTATTAGAAGTAAAGCGTGAAGTTTTGAAAATGAAACAATCCCCCCCTATAAAAAAATAAAGCAAAGGGCATAGGGGGACCGAGAGGGGAGCTTCGTGTAACACACAGGTCATTTCGCGTGACCCCCCTACCCCAATACAAATGAAGTGAGGTGTTATTGATGGCGATAAAGAAAGAATTAACAAAAGAAGAACGAGTTAAAAAGGAAGTAAACAGACTTAAACGGATTTATAAAGAGATGCCAAAAGATACCCTCTTGGTTGTGGAGGGGTTAATTGTTGAAGCTGCAGACTTGCGTGTACGATTAGAAGATATTCGAAAAGATCTTGATGAGAATGGGTATGATGAAATGTTCTCACAATCAGAGAATCAAGATCCATATGAGAGAGAACGTCCACAAGCCCGACGTTATATATCGATGAATAAAAATTATCAATCTATTATGAAACAACTCGGCGATTATGTTCCTAAGATTCCACCAGAACCTAAAAAGAAAGATGATGGATTTGAATCATTCGTGAATAAACGTGATTGAATATCCTTTATCTTATAATCCGATTCTAGAATACTGGTACAAAATAAAAAATAGACAAGAAATAGTATCGGATAAAGTTAGGCGAGTTTATAAGAAACTCGTTACTGATATAGGAAGTACCAAAAGCGAATGGGAATATAACGCTAACCGAGCGAATCATGCTATAGAATTTGTTGAGAATTTTTGCAAACATAGTAAAGGTAAAATGGGTGGAAAACCATTTTTATTAGAGCTATGGCAAAAAGCTATGACGGCCGCTTTATTTGGTTTTGTTCATAAAATAGATGGTATAAGAAAATACCGCGAATTTATGTTAATTGTTGCCCGGAAAAACGGGAAATCAGCTTGGGGTTCTGCAATCGCCCTTTATTTAATGGTTGCTGATAACGAACCAGGACCCGAAATTGTATCGGCAGCAACTAAAAAAGATCAGGCTAAAATTATTTGGTCTGAAGCAAAGAGAATGGTGAAAAAATCACCAATCCTTTCTAAAAGAATCCGTACGTTAGTGGCTGAAATGATTTCAGATTTTAACGATGGTTCTTTCAAACCTCTTTCAAGTGATTCAAATACGCTTGATGGACTTAACGTGCATTGTTCATTGATAGATGAACTACATGCTATTGAAGATAAGAATCTTTATGACGTTATTGTTGATGGTATGACGGCTCGTGAACAACCTATATCAATTATTACAACGACTGCTGGTACGGTTCGAGAAGGTATTTTTGATATTAAGTATGAAGAAGCTGAACGCATTATCAATGGTTATGATGATCCGGATGGTTATAAAGATGAACGAGTTCTTCCTATAATTTATGAATTAGATAAACGTGAAGAATGGACAGAAGAGTCATGCTGGAAGAAAGCGAATCCGGGACTTGGTACAATCAAAAACTTAGACCAATTAAGAAGTAAAGTCGAAAAAGCGAAAGCAAATGCTATGCTTGTTAAAAACTTACTTACAAAAGATTTCAATATAAGAGAGACATCAACTGAAGCGTGGTTAACCTTTGAGCAATTAAATAATGTCGCTAAATTCGATATTGGCGCACTAAAACCTTCGTATGGAATTGGCGGTTGTGATTTATCATCTACAACCGACCTTACCGCAGCGAAGGTTATTTTTATGCTTCCGGATGATAAGAACATATACGTGAAGCAAATGTACTGGTTGCCTGAAGATTTATTAGAACAAAGAAGTAAAGAAGACAAAATACCTTACGATTTGTGGTATGAACAAGACCTTTTAAGAACTACTCCAGGAAATTCAGTTCATTATAAGTATGTTACTGAATGGTTTTTAGAAATTAGAGATGAATACGGCATTTATCTTCCTTGGATTGGTTACGATAGATGGTCAGCTAAGTATTGGGTTGAAGAAATGGAAGGCTATTTTGGTAAAGAAGCTATGGTTCCAGTTGCACAAGGTAAGCAAACACTCTCGAGTCCAATGAAATTATTAGGAGCTGACTTGGAATCAAAAAAGGTGAATTATAACAACAATCCAATCGATAAATGGTGCCTTTCAAATACAGCAATTGATATTGATAAAAACCTAAACATACAACCGAATAAAACGAAGAATCAACGTCGTCGTATAGACGGAACAGCGGCACTTTTAAACGCTTATGTAGTCCTTCAAGATAAGAGGAATGATTATCTCAACATGATTTAATAAGGAGGTGAGAAATTGGGATTATTTGATAAGATATTCGGAAAGAAACAAGCCCCTACTACAACTCGTTTTGAAATGATAAATGACAATGGAGGAGGCTTTTTCTCATGGACTGGCGATATTTATCAAAGTGATATTATACGAGCCTGTATCCGTCCTAAAGCAAAAGCTGTTGGGAAACTTATAGCTAAACACATTCGTGATAATAGGAATGAATTTAAAATTAATCCAGAACCATACATGAGATTCCTATTGGAAGAGCCTAATCCTTTAATGACAGGGCAAATGTTTCAAGAAAAAATGGCTATTCAATTAGAATTGAATCATAATGCCTTTGCTTATATAAAGCGTGATGACTTTGGTTATGCTACTGAAATATATCCTATTCCCTGTACAACGGTAGAAGTTGTTGAAGGGACATATGGAGATATCTTTTTGAAGTTCTATTTTAAGAATGGTAAACAAATGACTATACCATATGCAGATGTAATTCATTTACGTAAGGATTTTAATGATAATGATTTCTTTGGAGAACATCCAGGCAATGCATTATCACAGTTAATGGAGATTGTAACGACCACTGATCAGGGTATTGTAAAAGCGATTAAAAATAGCGCTGTAGTAAAATGGATTCTTAAATTTAAATCAGTATTAAAGCAGGAAGATATTGATAATCAAGTTAAGAATTTCGTTAATAATTATTTAAATATCGCTAATGATGGTGGAGCTGCTTCTTCTGACCCTCGTTATGATTTAGAGCAAGTTAAACCGGAAGCATTTGTTCCAGATTCAAAGCAAATGCAAGAAACTGTACAGCGTATTTATAATTTCTTCAATACAAACGATAAGATAATACAAAGTAAATACAATGAGGACGAGTGGAATGCCTATTATGAATCAGAAATAGAACCATTCGCAATGCAGCTTGCTGGAGAATACACCAGGAAGCTTTTTTCACGTAAAGAAAGAGGGTTCGGGAACAAAATTATCTTTGAATCTTCTTCTCTTCAATACGCTTCGATGAATACCAAAATGAATCTAGTTCAAATGGTAGACAGAGGCTCATTAACACCGAACGAATGGAGAGCGATTCTATCGCTTGGTCCAATTGAAGGTGGCGATAAACCTATTAGAAGGCTGGATACAGCTTTAGTTAAAGAAGGAAAATTTACTGATGAAGGAGGTGATAATAATGAACCAAACGGAAAAGAGGGAGCTACTGAGTAGTAACCTAGAAATTAGAGAAGTTGAAGGCGGTCTTCGAACAATTGTTGGATATGCAGTTAAATGGGAAATGAAGTCTGTGACAATGGGTTACTGGAGAAGATTTAAAGAACAGTTTAAACGTGGCGCTTTTACAGATTCTTTAACGCAAGATGATCAATTAGCGTTATGGAGCCATGATTATTCTCAAGTTTTAGGTAGAACTAAGAATGGGACTCTTCGATTGTTTGAAGATGAAATTGGACTTCGATTTGAATTAGATTTGGCTGATACAACCCTTGGTGATGACACATATAAAACGATTAAACGCGGTGATGTTGACGGCGTTTCTTTTGGTTTTCAAATGACAAAAGAAGAATGGGATGAATCTGATCCAGATAACATTGTACGTAGTGTTACAAAGGCGAAATTAGTTGAAATTAGCCCTGTTGCCTTCCCAGCTTATCCAGATTCTCAAGTATCAGCCAGAAGTCATGATCCATATAAACAATTCGTGGATGAACGTAATCAAAAAGACTTAAGGAAAAAACTAATTTTAAAAACTTATTTATAAGGGAGAGATTTATTTGAAAACATTACAAGAAATTTTAGATAGAAAAGCAGAAATCCGTACTTTACTACAAGGTGACCAAGAGGTAGATTTAGCAGCATTTGAAACTGAATTACGTGAACTTGACGAAGCGCAAAAACAAATCGAAACTCGTCAGCGTTTACTGAAAGAAGCGGAAGTTATTAATAATGCTGAACCAGAAACACGTACAGTAGTAGAAACATTTAATAATGAGCCGCCACAACAAAATGTGGAGTTAGAGGCTTCAGAGAAACGTGGACAAGCATTGATGGAAAATCGTGCTGTGACTGTAGGAAGTGGAAATGTAGTACTACCAAAACATAGTGCTTCAGATATTCGACCTACATTTAATGAAGTCTCTACACTGATTGATCGTGTATCTACAAAAACATTAAAAGGTGGAGAAAGCTACCAACAACCATACCTTGAAAGCTATGGTGAGGGTGATTATACAACTGAAGGTAGTGATTATGCTAATGCCGAGACAAAGTTTGGATATGCAGACATCACAAAAGCAAAGGTTACAGCTTATTCAGAAGACACAGAAGAGCTTCAAAAGTTACCAGCAGCTGATTACGATGGTGAAGTAATGAAAGGTATCACTGTAGCCACTCGTAAAAAGTTAACTCGTGAAATTTTAATTGGTACAGGTGCAACAAATCGACTCGTTGGTATTTTCTCAACAGCTGCGAAAGCAATTGATCCAGCAACTGATTTAGAAATTTCGAAAATTGATGCTTCTACATTAGATGATATTATTTATAGCTACGGCGGAGATGAAGATGTTGAAGATGCAGCAGTATTAATCTTAAATAAAAAAGATCTAAAATCATTTGCTAAACTTCGTACAGATGATGGTAAAAAGGTTTACAACGTTGTTTCTCATGGTAATTCAGGAACTATTGATGGCGTGCCATTCATCATTAATAGCGCTTGTAAAGCAGTATCTGATGCAGCAACTACAGCTGGTCAATTCAATATGGCTTATGGTCCATTATCAAACTACCAACTTACTATCTTCTCTGATATGGATGTACAACGTTCAACTGACTTCAAATTCAAGCAAGGCATGATTGCTCATAGAGGTTCAGTGTTTGCTGGTGGTAATGTAATTTCTAAAAATGGATTCTTACGTGTTAAGAAAGCGGCTACTGTTTAATAGCCGCTTTTTCATTTGAAATTAGGAGGTATTTTTATGTCTGAAAAGAAAATGGAAGAATTTAAAGTAATTACAGCATTCCGCGATAAGTTCTCCTATGTGCATTATAGTGTTGGAGAATCATATAAAACAGATGACCAAGAAAGAGTAGAATTCTTACAAAAAGAAGGGTTCTTAGAAACTGAGCCGATTGGTGATTATAAACCTGTTGTTCCTGAAATTGTCCATGTTGGCGGAGGGTATTACGAACTCCCTAACGGAGAAAAGGTTAAAGGGAAAGAAGCGGCACTTAAAGCGTTAGAAAAACTTGAACCAGTTGGTGAATAATCATGATGCTTGAAGTAGTAAAGAAGGCATTGCGTGTTTCACATACCGCTTTAGATGAAGAAATTGATGATTTAATTGAAGCGGCCCGAACTGATTTGAAGTTATCTGGTGTATCTGGTTTTAAATCAAATGATGATACAGATCCATTAATTAAACGAGCAATAATTATGTATACAAAAGCTAATTTTATTGCTGATGCTAAGGAAGCAGAGAGATTCCAATTATCGTATAACATGCTTAAGAATCATCTTACTTTAGCGGGTGATTATAAATGAACGATATTTTATTCTTTCCAGTTTTAACTACTACTACAGATGATTTGGGACAAGTAGAAGTTACTGAAGGGTTCGCAAGACAAGTATTTTGTGAGAAAAAGAGTATTTCACAAAATGAATTCTTTCAAGCTGGCCAAAATGGTTTTAAACCAAAATGTGTATTAATTGTTTATTCATTAGATTATCAAGAAGAACAAAAAATACAGTATAACAACAAGACATACAGCATTTACCGCACATATGAAAGAGATGATGAAAGAATAGAACTCTATTGTGAGGTGAAGGCCGGTGTCTAGTATCGATAGTCTAGCAAATGATATAGCTAGAGAACTACAAAGGTATGGAAAAGAAGTAGAGGAAAAGTTAGAAGTTGAAAAAGAAGTAGTTGCAAATAATCTAGTGAGTGATTTGAAAGAAAATAGCCCTAAAAATACAGGTAAGTATGCGAAGGGATGGCGCAAGAAGAAAGAAGGTAATGGCTTTATTGTTCATAATGCATTAAAGCCCCAGCTTACACACTT